CGATGAACGCAAGCACGGCCGAAAGGAGCGGCGACCACGTCAAAAGGCCAAGTACCCACAAAATGGTCAGTCCGAAAACCCAGTAACTGTATATGAACCAAAAAGGCACCCCGTGCATCTTACCTTACACTAGACTACCTTTTTTCTCGTACTACATTATGCTGGTGTGGGTCATCAGGCTCATTCATGCCCTTGTCGTCGCCTTTTTCGTATTCGCACCATTCACCAACAATCAGAGAATTCTGTCGATGCACCTGATTCTCGTGCCATTCCTGCTCTTACACTGGTATACAAATCAGTCAGTCTGTGCACTGACAGAAATGGAGAAAATCCTCACTGGTAAAAAGGATGACTGTGACACATTTATGGGTAAGATTATGGGCCCAATCTATACTTTTCAGACGCACGAAAGCGAGGATGCATTTGTGTGGATTGTTCTTATTTTGCTTTGGGTAATTACACTGTACAAGGTGCACCAGGACAACTTCGTGTGGCTCCGCGCGACCCTCAGTCATCTGAGGGAAACTCTGCATCGCTAAACTCCTCCTCGTCAAGAGTGCCGTCGCGGTGCACGGTCGGTGCGGGGTCCTTCTCCGGCTCGGAGTCAGAGTCCGCGGGCTCGACGGCACTCTCAAACACCATCTTGATTCGCTCCTCAAAGGGAGCCTCCTCTGCCTCGAAGATGCCACCGAAGATTGCACCGTGCGACTGGCAGAGATCACAGTCGGTGTGAGCCTCACCGTCAACCGCGTGTGTGTGCATGGGCTCGGCCGCCTTCACCTTGGGCACCTTGGGGACCTTGACCTTCTTGACCGGCACATCGATGCCAGCCGCCTTGGCCTCATCCGCCTCCTCGTGCGCCTTCTGGTGGCGCTTGCAGAAGCAACCACCCTTGAGAGCGCTAAACTTGCACATCTCCTTCTTGGAAGTGATGCCCTGGCAAGCACCCTTGCACTTCTTTGCAATCGGCTGACCCTCCTCGTCAACCACCTCAACGGTGGCCTTGCGCTTTTTGATCTGCTTGGGCACCTTGATCTCCGGCTCAGTGTACTTGGCCCGAAGCTCCTCCAGGTCCAGATTGTAATCCTGCGCCACGCGCTCGATGAAGTTGTTCTCGCGCGCGCGGATCAGAGAGTCGATGGTCGAGGCGAAAGTAGAGGAAGCCATTTGTTTTTTTGAGATGCTGAACTTGTAAGTTGTCAGGAAGTAGTCGAGAACAGAACCTAAATTTCCGCGTTACAAAACCTCAATTCTCGAGGCATTTTCCTCCCGTACAAAAATCACACACGTGTACTTTGTACCGGATGTCACCGGCTCCCCCTTGTGTACCGCACGGTTATTCAGTAGTGGCCGGTAAAAAATCCCCGTCCCCGCATCGGGTTTGATCCTCTGACCTCCATGTGCGTCGAATCTGAGTTCACCACCTTCAAAGTCGTCATTCAGGTAAACCACTAGACAACCGATGCGTTTTCCGCCTAGATTCTCGAATTCTCTACACGAATCATTCGCCTCACACAAAGCTTCTTCGCCACCCTCGTTGTTTGTGAGAATCATGGGAGGCTCGCAGTTGTCAACTGGTTTTCCACTCAGTTCTGCGGCGACATTCTTGAGTTTTTCAAGGCTTGGGCAGTCCTTTTTGACAAGGACACACTGACATTCCATGGGTGTCAACAAGTCTGGTATCACCTGAGGTGGCTCACGAACTGGGTTGAAGGGTTCGTACCCAGATCCCCTCCTGGTCACGAGAATGAAAACAACAATCACAAGGATTAGAAGCAGTATATTCTTCATCTACCATGTACCGATACTTTTTTCTCAAGTAAGATTAATGAATCTGAACATACCGAAGCTGTTCATTGAGTACTCCAAGAGCCACCCCGCCTTGATTCGTCAGCGCAAGGAATTTATCCATTACCTGGGCGGTGGCATGGCAGTCAAGCTTTTCCTACGGGCACAAAAGATTTCTCCAAACGTGCGTACGAAAACCACGTCAGACTTTGACTTTGTCTTTGCAGTTCCTAATAAACTTTCGAATTCTGAAATGAAATTGAAATTCAATGCCATGGATCGGATGATGAGTCGTCACGTCAATGGATTTCAAAAGTGGTTGCTTGAGAAGCATAAGGTTCCCGCCATCATCACCAAGGAGGATCTTGTGCCACCTGTCCGGTACAACCCAATTTCAAAGAAGCAGATTTATCGCGTTCTGCAGTACAAGATTCAGGTGGTTGGCATGAAGCCAGAGGGCCTTGTTGACGCGACGCTCACGTACGTTCCGGGTGTGAGACGCTACCAACTCCTCGACAAGTACACTGCCAAATTTGGGATGCCAATTCAACGCCTGAAGTACCTCTACAAGGGTGTGTTGACCCTGCTCGCCAGCTCATTCAGCTCCTTTGCTATTAAAGACCCATCACTCGGGTCGCGCAATCCACTCACGGGGAGCCGCAAGGAGAAGGGACTCAAGAATACAGCCCGAATTGCAAATCTCATGCGTGCACAGTCGCGTGCATCCACCGCCGCGCAAAAACTCATCAAGTACATCAAGAGTGGCAACGTTCAACAGGCGTACAAGGAGGCGAATCGCGTGCTCAAAAATCTTGCAACGACGGTTAAAAGATAAAATTCCCTCTAGAGTATGGAGGGGTGGATTGCTCTGACGCGTACATCAACTCTAGGAACTCAGCCGCGTAAAGTGACTCTCTCGGGTCGTAATTATGTCGTATGGCGTAATCACAACAACGAGACTCAGATCACATCGGACGCGTGTCGGCACCGGGGTGCGTCGCTCTCAGGGGGTAAGGTGCTGCATGACGGAGCGTTAGAGTGTCCGTATCACGGTTGGAAATATACGGAGAAGAAACTGTGCAAACCATGGGGCAACGATTGTGCCGAGATCCTCCAGATTGATTTTGACAAGAAGGATCAGAGTGGCCTTCTGTGGGTCCGCCCGAAAGGTCTCGATGGCCCAGACCCACCCGAGGTGCCACACATGACTGAACCAGGATTCAACACCATGTGGTTTGAGACGACGATTAAGCAATCGGCGCAAATGATCATCGAGAATGGCATCGACCCGTGTCACGCGTCATGGGTCCACGCAAATCCGCTTGGTTTCGGGACAGCTGGTGAAAAGCCTACAAACGTCGTTCACAAAGGGAACACGATCGAGTTTGACTACGTGCCGAACCGCGAGGCTCTGTCGACCAAACTGTTTGGGCTTTCGACGACGCACAATTTCCACGCATTTGCTCTCCCGTACACGACATGGAGTGACGTCACGGTTCACGGGGACAAGGTGCTCATGACATACGTGACGCTCTGCCCGATCGACGAATTCACAACCAAGATGTTTGTTGGGTTCAGTCAGAATTTTGGTGTGCCGTCTTCGCTCTTCGTGCTGATGGGCAAGGCGATCGTCGAGCAGGATCGCGCGATCCTCGAGAATCTAGATTCGAGCTTTCGGTTCAAGGGTATGAACGGAGAGCACGACGAGCTAGTGGTGGCATACCGCGAGGCTTTGCACAATAGTATTTTTAAATAGTTACCAAGAGTATGAAGTGCGAGAATCGCACAGAGGAAAGCGTCCACCAGGACTGCATTCGCTACTACCTCGCACAGGGGTGGAAGCTCAAGGGACATGAGTGGATCGTCGTCCCTCGGAAGGAAAAGTACGGCCGGGGTGACCTCGTGTTTCTCAAAGGGAAAGAGTACCGCGTGATTGAAGTGAAACGTAAACCCCACCCGAACGTCTTTGAACAGGCTAAATTCTATGGCGCCGCATGGAAAATGCTTTACGCCCGCTCAGGCTACCGCGTCAGGTATGGCATCTGGACATGCTCTATTAAACGTATGCTCGGTACAGTTTGCGACCCAGCTCGTCTCTGCCTCAGAAAGAATGCATGCCGCCAAATCAACTCTTCTCGAACTTAATGCATCGCTTCAGGTACTTGATACTCTTCGTGAGACTCTCCACCTTGTCTACAGCCACCTCCATGTCGAGCTCGAGCTTGATTGGCTCCATCTGCATACGCAACTCATCCAATCGAAACTTTGGGACTTTGGTGGATGGCTTGAACGCCTTGAACGCCTTCTTGCACTCTGCGTAAACCTCCTTTTCAACCTTTAGACGCTCCTCGGCGTACTGCAAGTCACTCTCTAGGGTTTCGATGGAAATCTTACTGAGTTCCGCCTTTTCCTCATCTGAAAGCCGCTCGTACGCACGAACTGCGCCACCGATATTCTCATCACAGGCTTCACGAAGAGCCGCGGCAGTTCCGGGACACTCGTCACGAATCATATCCAGTTCGGAATGAAGATCGCGCTCAAAGTACTCTAGGACATACTCACACCCAGATGGCTTCAGAGGCATGTCAGACTTGCGCGCCTTCCATTTGCACCCGTCGGCACAATACAGTACATTGTTACCATCGAGTGCAAAACAGATGCCCCACCCCATATATATGAATTCGTAATTATTTCCTTAAGTTAAGGTAAGATGGCAGCAGCCACCAAATTTGTAGCTATCCTCATGAACTCCAGAAACCAGGCCCACGCGTTCCATCTCGAAACTTCCTCTTACGCACAGCACAAGGCGCTAGAGAAGTACTACGAGAAGATTGTCGACTTGCTCGACGACTATGCCGAGGCGTACATGGGTAAGTACGGCCGCATCGGCAGAATTCACGTCAACTCGCGTCAGATTCGCAATCCAAAAAAAGCGCGTGCGTATTTCGGGGCTCTCCTAGGTCGCATTCGCTCGCTCAGACTCCCCAAGGACACTTACTTGAAGAATATTCAGGATGAAATTACAGCACTCATTCGCAAGACTATGTACATGTTGACTCTGCGTTAACGGCTCGCCCCGTGTACATTCCATTCTGTGTCAGCTCGTTGTGAATAAACTTGAATGGCCAGTGGAGGATCTCACGTGACGCGTGAATCTCATCCGGTCGGCGGTACTCGGAATTCCCGCCTGTGAGATACATGGGGAAGGGGCTCAGTGCAGTCCCTGGTCCCCAGTTCACCTTGGAAAAGAGGTACTCCTCTATGTTGTTGAATTTAGAATTGAAATTACCCGGGTCTTGACAATACTTTTCAAAATCAAATTTGTTCAGTACCCAGTGTCGATCACTAATTCCGAAATGAAATTCAGAATTCATAAACCATTGATAAGAAGGGTCAAGTGTCGGGTGAGGACCAAACCACATGTGGTCCGACCTCGTTAGGATATATTGTTCATAGTTTTGGGGAATGTCCTCATAGAGTTTTCGGCGATGCTCCAAAATCTTCTGTGCCGTCGGTTCAACCTGCGGGTCCGAATGAATGTTCACGATGGCGTTTCTGGTAAACTCGTTGAGCTTGAGTGAATCTGGTCCACATGTAACAAGATCAGCCTTGAGCTCGTCGATGACATACTTTTTAAAATGAAACCACGTTAAATCATCGTACCGAATCTGACCGAGAACACAGACAACCGTGTTCATTGAAATAAAGGAGAGTTGATTCTTTATTTCAATGAAGTACATCTCTCACCGGTCCGTACCCCGATCTCGAGAATCGCCCAGACTACATTCTCAGCGCAATCGACTGTGGATTTGAATGCGAGTGTGACGTGTGGTGCCACGGCTCGCTGCACCCAATTTCAGTCTCAATCACACACGTGGAATGCCTACCTGAAGCGTGCCGCGGCAGGCGTACGGTACGCCAAGGGATCTGGTGTACGTACGAGCAAATACACGGGAATCAACCAGCGCGACGCGTCCCTCAATAACGTGTCACTTCCCGATCTCGTCTGGTGGGCACAAAGTACAAACTGGATGGAGGCGAACGGTCCCCCGTATGTCAAGTTGGGTGGACAGTGGCACAGGTATGGTGGGGCGCCTATCAACAACAAAGAAAATATGATCAGCGATATCAATCTCATGAACAGTATTACACACACGCGTATGAACGTCATCGACTATTTGCGTATCATCTTCCCTATGATATTACGTACACCTGCGGGGAGACCCGCCCCAGCGAGGCGTAGACGCATGGCAAGGTTTCTGCGACGCATGATGGCGATGTTTCTGCGAAGAATCTGTGCACGGCGCGCCCTTTGAATGATTACGGCAATCGCATTATTGGTTTCAAAGTATTGCTCGATACGCCTGTTCCACGTGTTTCTAAGACGGTTGTGCTTCATCTCCAAGTTCATTTGTCGCTCGCTCGGAAGTGGAAGTTTCTTTCTAATTTTGATTGAATATGTACCCCCAGCTTGCGAAAACGTAACCTCTTTATTCGTGCCGACATTTTTAGTTCCATTCGCATACCTTTTGTTGGCCCAATTATTAGGTGTGTTCCCTGGGTGTGAATACGCCATGCCCATATTAAAAGAAGCTCGGTTACGATAGAATCTGTTCTGCAAGTTATTCTCCTCCGCCTTAATTTCACGCAAGTCCTTGGCCGTCAGGTACTTTCGAAAGTTCTTATTCTTTTCAATTTTGTTTAGAATCTCGGACCACATACAATGTACAAAGAAAATTACATGTCCAAGAGGTCATTCTTCTTTGGAATTTCGACAAACCATTTCGCCTCGATGCCACACTGTGTGTTGTCGAGCCGGACCGACTTGGCGTTGGCGTGATGGATCTGTCCACGGCTCGCCCCAGTGACCGCCTTGACACACGTCTTGTGTATAGTTTCTTGAATAGAGTTGGATGCACAGTACACCTTGAGTCCCCGGTCCTTTAGGGTTTGAATTAATTTAGAATCAAAATTGATGACGGATGGGATGAGGGATATGGTCTTGTCCTGTTTTTTTTTCCAAATTTCGGAATGAAATTCAAGTGGAAGTCCCTTCTCCTCTGTCAACATTTCGGGTGGTACTGACTCCGTCATACTTGGCAAGATGCTCCTCAATTCCAATCCGAAATTCAAAAGGTCAGTGCAGTGTAGTGAAGGTGACGTGAGTCGACAAGGACACCAATTTCATTTACGTGAATTTTTTAAGCCCACCAACCCGCGTTGTCACTGTACCACTTGATTGTCTCCTCCAATTTTGTTTTGAAATTAGGGTCTTCTTTCCATCCCAGCTTTCTGAGTTTTGAACTGTCGATACAGTACCTCGAGTCATTGTGTGGACGTGGGTCCTTCACAAAACGGGCGGTTGACGCCATCCGTGGCGCTGACGCCGCCATCTGTTGGTACAGTTCCCACACTGACAACTCGAATTTAGTTCCAATATTGTACGTCTCACCCATACCCCCTCGTTCAAGAATGCAGTGAACCGCGGTACATACGTCATCCACATGAATGAAATTACGCCGCGTCGATCCATTCCCGTGGATAGTCACTGGCTCCCCACTGAGAATCTGCCGAGCAAAGATGGGAACTACTTTCTCGGGGTATTGTTTCGGTCCAAACACATTGTTGCCCCGTGTGATGATGCATGGAATCTTATAGCAATTGGTGTACGCCCGAACGTAAAGCTCTGCAGCCGCCTTGCTTGCAGAGTAGGGGTTGCTCGGGTTCAGAGGCGCCGATTCGTCACACGTCACGTGACCCTCCACCTCACCGTAGACCTCGTCAGTGCTCACGTGAATAAATCGCTTGATTTTGTCGTATTTACGAACCGTCTCGAGGAGAACATGTGTCCCGAGCACATTATCATGTGTAAATTGGAAAGACTGCTCGAAACTCAGATCCACAAATGACTGCGCTGCAAAGTGAATCACGTGCGTCGGTTGATGCACACTGAACACCTCCTCCATCTTCTCCTTGTCAGTAATGTCCGCCTTGATGAGAGTATATCTAGGATGCGCATCAACATTCTTTTCGCGCGCACAATAGTCACACTTGTCCACGTTGACGACAGTGACATCCGGCTCCGTGCGTAGAATATATTCGATAAAGTTTGATCCGATAAATCCAAGTCCTCCAGTTACAATGAGCTTCATACTGTGATAAAGCATAGAAACTTTATATGTTAAATGTCCGCGATCATCGTCACCTCTGCCGGACGTGCTGTGACTCTGGACGAGACTGATCCACGCGTCAAGGCTCATCTGAGCGACCCAAAGGGGTTTGCACAGTTTATCATCCGCCAGATTAACACGGATCGAATCTATGACGTGTGCCTCAAGGGCAAGTCGGACATGACAATTCTGGACATTGGTGCCAACGTGGGCCTGTTTACTCTGTACGCACAAGACTCGGCCAAGCGTCTGATTGCAGTCGAGCCTACGCCGTCTCATCAGGCTATTTTTGAGAAGCTGACGGCGGCGAGCACGAATGTGGAGCTCGCCAAGGTGGCTCTGTGCGACGTCGATGGTCCCGTTGAGTTTTACATTTCCGACGATAATTCGACGATGAACTCTATTGTGAACAAGTACGGGCGCTCCATCGATGTGGAGGGTCTGTGCCTCAAGAGTCTGCTTGACAAGTACAACCTGGACAAGGTGGATTTCTGTAAGATTGACATTGAGGGCTCCGAGATGCGTGCCGTGACGGTCGAGACGCTCGGTGCAGTCTTTGACCGGATTGACGAGATTTTCATCGAGTGCCACGCGACGGTGCCAAATTTTACTCACGGTGACATTATTGCCAACCGCGTCAAGATGGAGGATGTGTTCAAGAAGGTGGGTTACCAGGTCAAGGTGGTGAACTTTGACACCATCCACGCATTTAAGGCTTAGGGTGTCTTAACTTGTAATGAAGGTACTCGTGACGGGTAAAAACGGATTTATTGCACGTCACCTTGTCGAAAAGTTAATCTTAAGCGGACATGACGTGCGATCCGTCATTCGTGTAACACCCTCGGGGATGGTGACAATCTTGGATGAATTTAAACCTCAAATTATCTACCATCTCGGAGCTGAACTCAAAGACTCGCACGAGATGTTCGATTCCAACGTTGTACTCACATATGCTATCATCGAGTGGTGCATCAAAAATCCTGTAGAACGTCTGGTTCTGTTTGGGTCATCGAGTGAGTACGGCAATGTGAACAAGCCACGTGCCGAGAGGGATCTCCCCCTCCCGACCAATATGTACGAGGCAACCAAGACGGCGACCGCCATGCTCGCCCGGGGAGCAGCTTACCAGTACAAAATCCCGACCATGTTCATCCGGCCTTTCACGATCTATGGCGAGGATGAAAAGCCTTCAAAACTCACTCAAATTTTGTTTCAAAAAATGAAAGACGGGACGGTTCTGAAGTTGACTGACGGATTTCACGACTACATGTACATCGATGACTTTGTGGATATCCTCTTGGAGGTGGTTACACAGGGTCCAATCGAACAGTTTACGCTCTTGAACATCGGTACCGGGTGGCAGACGACCAACATTCAGTTTGTGAATACGTTCCAAAATGTGACTGGTTACAAATTTCCAGTTGAAATTGTTGAGGGAGTAGGGCCTCCGTCATGGATGGCTGACACGGCTCTCCTCGAATCGAAATTTAAGATTAATTTGACAGTCGCACGAAATCTCAAAAGTGGGATAAGGAGGATGGTATCTGCTTACAAAAAGAAGAATGCAGAAGAGAATTGTTGAGCTGACACACAAGCACAAATTGGGTCACCTCGGCAGTTGTCTGACGGCTCTCCCAATTTTGGATCATATTTACAAAACGAAGAAGGATACTGATATTGTAGTACTAAGTTCGGGTCATGCGGGTCTTGCCCTGTACACCGTCCTCGAGGAGTATGAGGGGTGTGACGCTGACGAGCTTGTCGAGAAGCACGGTGTCCACCCTAACCGTGACCTCGAGAATGGTATTTTCGTCTCTACGGGGTCGCTCGGATCTGGTATTCTTGTGGCGGTCGGCTATGCACTTGCCAATCGAACCCGTGACGTTCACGTTCTCATCTCGGATGGTGAGTGTGCCGAGGGGTCTGTGTGGGAGGCGCTCGCCTTTGCGTACAAGGCGGACCTGAAGAATCTCAAGGTGCATGCCAACGTCAACGGTTATTCGGCGTATGACCCCGTCAACCGGTGGTATCTGTGGATTCGGCTCAAGGCTTTCTTTTGGCGCACCCACGTATGGTTCACCACTACGCCACCGATTGCATTTCTCGAGGGCCTCAAGGCGCACTACCATGTGATGTCTGACGAGGATAAAGATAATCTGACCGAAGTTCTCAATGCGGAAGCAGTTTGCCAAGATGCTCCACGAGGCTATGGGAGCCGACTCGAGAATTTTCTTGCTCACTGCGGATCTCGGCTACGGAATCCTTGACGACATTCGACGTGATTTCCCTGAGCGGGCAGTGAATGTCGGGTCGTGTGAGCAGTTGATGATTGGTATGGCGGTCGGACTTGCCAACTCTGGGTTTGTACCCGTGTGCTATTCGATCACCCCCTTCCTTTTGTACCGCCCGTTTGAGATGATTCGCAATTACGTAAACCACGAAAAGGTGAATGTCAAGCTTGTGGGGTCTGGTCGTGACAAGGACTATGCGCACGATGGGATTACACACTGGGCCGAGGATGACCTCGCAATCATGAAGAATATGACAAACATCAGCCTTTTCAAGCCAAAGGAGTTGAACGAGGACCTGTTCAAGACGTTTCTGTTTTCAGAGAAGCCGACGTACTTAAACCTTAGCCGGTTCTAGAGTGTAATGAAGATTGTATTCACTACCCTTCACACGGACAATTATCAGTCTCTTGCGGATGTCACACTCGAACAGAACAAGCGCAAGTACTGTGAGCTTCACGGATACCCACTCGTCACCATGACTGACGGGTGGCTTTACGAACGCAAGGCGATTGGGTTTGACAAGATTACGCTCATTCGTGATGCACTCAAAAAGTACCCAGATGCGGATTGGATCTTTTTCAGTGAGAGTGATGCCATGATCACCAATTTCAAAATTAAATTGGAACAATTTACAGATGAGCGGTTTCACTTCATTCTTCCGGCAGACATCAATGGTACCAATTGTGGTAATTTCATGCTTCGAAACTCTGAGATTGGGATGGCGTTTCTCAACAGCATCGAGTGTGCGGGATCAATCTACAAGAACCACCCCATGTACGAGAACCAATACATCCAAGACTGTGTGACGGGGAGTTATTGGCGATCAGTGATCAAGGTGGTCCCACAGCGGCTCTTCAACTCGTACGATTACACCACCATGCCCAAGTACGCACAGGTTGAGCACAAGGATGCGATAGGTGTGAATGGACAGTGGCAGACGGGAGATTTCATGATTCACTTTCCGGACAAGAAGCTGGAAGAGCGGATTCAGCTTGCGACGCTCTATTTAGAGAAGGTGATTCATTAATATGTAATGCTCGTAGACACATTTATGTTTTATAATGAGCTTGATGTCCTCGAAATTCGGTTCAGAACACTTGATCCGTACATTGATGTGTTTGTGCTTGTCGAGGCGGAGGTGAATCACGTCGGGGGTTCAAAGGAGCTGTTTTTCGAGAAGAACAAGGAGCGGTTCACCAAGTGGCTTCCAAAGATTCGTCACGTGATTGTCACCAAGGAGGAGTCGCCGACCGACACAAACCCGTGGTCGCGTGAAAAGTATCAGCGCGAGGCGATTCTTCGTGGACTTGGTGGTTTGCTCGATCACGACATCGTGATGGTGAGTGACGTGGACGAGATTCCAGACCTGTCTTTGATCAAATGGGAGCACCTTCCTCACCGGGTCATGTCTCTGCACATGTGGATGTACATGTACAACTTTGAGTATCTTTTCACGGGTGAGCCGTGGTTTGGCACCGTCATCACTCAAATCGACCTGTTTAAGGAGTACGGTCCGAATTACTTCCGAGACAACCGGTGGAAGTTTCCAGTTCAGAAGTTTGCCGGGTGGCACTTGAGCAGCTTTGGAGATGAGAAGCACGTGCTCAACAAGATGCGTACATTTGCACATGCGCTCGATGAGAATAACCACAAGCACATGCAGACCGAGGAGAATATCCGCGAATGGATCAAGTCAGGGAAATACCTGGATGGTACGGCGAACATGATGATGGAGCGGCCACCCGAGGCTACACTCCCCCCAGTGGATTGCAGTAAATTTCTACGCGTATACTAAATGTCAAACAAATCGTTGAACGACCATATTAAGATTTTGCGCCAGATATTGAAAAATCTAGAAAAGGCGAATAACGAAGATAATGGAAACAATGGTACGGGTGCGTACTATCTTCCTTTTGGACGGTACATTCCAACGCGCTCCGAAATGCTCAGCAAGGAAATTAAAACTGGGCTCGCTAAGAATGAGTTTAACAAGCGCCGCGCGGCAATCAAGAAAATGGTAAACAACGCCAGGGCGAAGGCAAAGAAGGTTCGTCTTTAAATTAAATTTTCTGCGTGTATACTAAATGAACGTTTTTACATTGGTCATCGCAATGTTCCTTTTTTTGGTGTCGCTGGCACCGAGGATGACACTTGCCCAGCAGCAGAAGATGCTCCGTTTTGGTGTCGAGTTGCGCAAAGCACAGCGTCAGCTGCACGATACCGAGAGCAACAGAAATCGGATCGAGAAGGCGATCCGCAACGTAAAGAGTAAACTGCGTCTGGCTGAGCCTGGCCGGCCGCACATCACCGTGTCAATCAACGGCGAGAACAAAAAGGTCAACCTGAACTCGTGGAACAGTAACAAGAACAACTACAGGTGGAACTTTGCTAGACGTACATATGTACGAAAAGTTTCTAATTAAACTATCAAAATTTGTCTAAGCTCCTCTTCTACTAATTCGGGGTTGAGGATACCCATACACACAGCCTTTCGTCGTAGCAATTTTCGAATGTCGTCCAAGTGAATAAACTTGAGAAAACGCGACTTTACACTAATGTTTGTGAGAGGCCCACCTGTTGCCATGTCTCGTTGTCCTTGACACACCGGCCATGTCACCATGCGCAAATCATACATCTCCGCATCGAGGTTGTCGAGGCGAGGAAGCACATTCTCCCGAATGAGTACTCGAACGTCTTCGAGAGTCTTTTCCATCTTACTTTGTAAGGATTTTATTCCTTTACACCACCCATATGGACCATAATCATCCCCACAAGTCCAAATATGATTCCGAGGTATTGCACGGGTGAACTGAATCTCTCACCGAGGAAGAAGTAGGCGACGATCGCACCCAGGACTGTGATCATCCCTTCCCACATCGCAGACACATACAGGAGACTTGCCGACGAGAAACTCTGGACCAGAAAATACACAACTCCGACGTAACCTACCAATCCACCAATCATGTGGTGGTGTGCTTGAGATTTGGCGAACCACTTGAAGTGGACATTGCCAAAGGTCTCAGCCAGACTCATCAATATGATGTTTGCCAGGGCCATCTATTTTTACGTGAGAATATAATCGCTCAACCCAGTAGATGAACCTCAAGTCGGCTCTGAACTGGTGTGTCGCCTGGTTCATCGGGATACCCAAAGTAGATCATAGAACAAAGTACTTTATGCTGTCTTTCCTTCAAGATCTTGAATTGTTGCGAATCAAGATGCTCGTTTATCAGGTAAAGAAATTGTGTATTTAAAGCTTAATGAAGGCTGCTCTCATCACGGGGGTGACTGGTCAGGATGGGTCGTACCTGGCTGAGTTCCTCCTTACCAAACAGTACACTGTCTATGGGCTCGCAAGGTACTGTTCGGAGAAGAAACACGAACGAATTTCACATTTAAATTCAAATTCGGAATTCAATCTGATTGAGGGTGACCTGACTGACACATCCCGGATCACCTCAATCATCAACTCTCTGAACTCAACCTATGACTTGATTGAGGTGTACAACCTAGGTGCTCAGTCCCACGTGAAGCTGTCTTTTGACCAGCCCGAGTACACTGCCAATGTGGATGCCATGGGAACCCTTCGGATCCTTGAGGCGATTCGTCAGACGAATTCTATTTCAAAATTCAAATTTTATCAGGCGGGAACGAGTGAAATGTTCGGCAAGATTCAGGAACCTACCCAAAATGAAAACACCCCCTTCTACCCACGGAGCCCTTACGGTGTATCCAAGCTCTTTGGGTACTGGATGACGAAAAACTACCGCGAGTCGTATGGGATGTTTGCATGTACCGGCATCCTTTTCAACCACGAGTCTGAGCGCCGCGGGGTCGAATTCGTGACGCGCAAGATTACGCTCGGTTTGAACGAGTGGTGCAAGTCTGGCCGGCCCATCGAGCTCGGGAACCTGGACGCCAAGCGCGACTGGGGGCACGCCGAGGATTATATTCAGGCCATGTGGCTTATGTTGCAGCAATCGATCCCTGAAGATTTCGTGATTGGTACGGGCGAGACACATAGCATTCGTGAGTTTATCGAGGTTGCACATGAAAAGGGCATTGAGTGGAAGGGGGTGGGTGAGGATGAGGTTGGTTACTGTAAAGAGTCTGGGAACCCAGTCATCAAGGTGAATCCGGAGTTTTACAGACCGGCCGAAGTGGATATTCTCGTGGCGGATGCACGCAAGGCGTACGAAGTGCTCAACTGGCGTCCTAAGATTGACTTCAAGACTCTAGTTAAACGTATGGTGGACAATGATTGTAATTAGAATGTCTTCAACTTGCGAGCAAGTTTCTGCAGCCGCTGCGCGTAACGAAGTCCTTCGGACTTCATCTGATTGGCTTTTCATCGGTCCGAATCCTTTGTCTGGTATCGGTCAAGTGACGAAACGGTACGCCGAGCGAGCCGGTGGTGATTTCGTTGAAAAAGGGACCCGGCCTCCAAAGGCGCACTACACGAATACATTCTATTTTATGCTCCCTTTTGATTCTGAAATCACTCTCGCCGATGAGTACCGAATGTACTGTGACAATATGATCATCATGACCATCTGTGAGACGGAGCCTGTGAATGATGCGTACAAGTTGATTGCTGACAGGTACCCGATTGTCTACGTGGCGTCAGACTATTGTAAAGATGTGTTTACGAGGCAGTTTCCTAGTACGGAGTGGAGGGTTTTGCGACTGTTTGCCCCGACGCCACTTGTGTACCGGCCGCCCAAGACGGATGGCCCGTACGTGTTCTACACGATCGGAAACATTGCAGATCCGCGAAAGAATATCACGGCGCTCTTGAATGCCTTTCAGGAGTGTCAGTTTCCGAATGCCCGACTTCTTCTCAAGGCGACGTGCAATCAAGATGTAAAAATAGAAATTCCCGGTGTGACGGTGATTAACGGGCTCCTGTCACTGGAGCAGATGGAGAACATCCACGCACAGGGTCACTGCTATATCAATTGCTCACACTCCGAGGGGGTCGGAATGGGGGCCGTTGAGGCGGCGTTGCGGGCCAAACCCGTCATTATCACAGATTACGGGGGCCTAAAGGAGTACGTCAAGACTCCGTGGATCGTCAGGTGTACCAAGGGACCGATTGGCTTTGACGACTTTTTGTTCAAGGCGGGGCACGAGTGGGGCCACCCGAGTTATCAGGATCTCGTCACGCACATGAAGGATTGCTATACGCAGGGTGTGAAGACGTGGAATCACGCTCACACACAAAAGCTGATGGATGCAATTAGTTTTTCCGGTTGATGTTCACACCGGCGGAGACGGTGGACTCGGCTGCAAGCTTGGCGGACTGTGCGATGTGAGCAAGTGCGTTTGTAATAGAAGCCTTCTTTGCAGCCTCCGACGCACGCAGTGCCTGGTTTGCGGCTCCGGCGAGCTTCTTGTTGTTTGTGTTGCGCGACGCATTGTTCAGACGAGCTGCCTGCTGACGCAGGTTCTCCGAGACGTTCTTCAGCTTATTGGTCGCACCGACAGCGTTGCGATTCGCCAGGCCCATCTGACCATCATTGAGCTGTTTGGCACCAGCGTTAATCTGTGCATTTGCCTCGGTCAGAGGCTTGATCTGCGCATTCATGTTATTCAGGGCGGTGTTCACTTGCTGAGCGGGACGTGCGGTATTCATTATACTTTAAGGCTAGAATTTAATTGAGTTACGAACGCCGAGCGTGGATTTAGAATTTAGTCGGGGATCCGGAAAGAGCGAGTGAATCGCTCTGGCTCTCCCCCTGAGAATCGACCCAGTAGTGAGCAAGGTAGACGGTCAGACCGACGATGATGGAGGATGACAAGAGGAATGACTTTTGCGAGTTGAGGTAGAGGACCGCATCATCAACCACCTTGATCCCTGTGGGTTTCGTGATCAGTTTGGGGACGACATAGACCATGAGGAAATTGATTGCTATGGCGGCCCAGATGTAATTCCAGTTAATCTCCATTACATTAACTGGATACTTTATTTCACTGCGTGCTTCTTGCAGAAGTTCCCGCAGGTTGCTGGGAAGGGGCATGGGCGGTTCTCGAGCGTGCGCGACTTGCAGGTTGGCCCCTTGGGCTTTGCAGCTGCAACCGTCTCTACGCGGCCAGGCACCTTGTTGGTCTGCTGGGCCATGTGGCGCTTCCCTTCGATCTCGAGGGTCCGTTCGCGTGACCGCAGCGCCGAGTCAGCAAACTTCTCGGGGTCGAGCATCCCGGTCTTCTGGGCGTCGGTGTAGAATTTTTGCCAGAGCTCACCACCCTTGCCCTTGGGCGGCTCCAGAGGTTTCCGTACGACTGGAACTGGGATCGGCCGCTTGCGCATGTCTGCACACGTCACCGGCTCTCCCATAGGGCGGGAGTACGGCTTGGGGCGGACAGGCATCATCTTTGGGGCGCGGCGCATTTTTTTGGATACCAATCCCATATTTTTCAGGTAAAAGTCGAGAACAGAACCTAAATTCTCCGGCGCGCCCAGGGATTACGGAACCGCCACTGAGGGGCTACCTGGAGTGCCGCTAGCGCCGCGTTGTTTGCCACGTTGGACGCGTTGTTTTCCACGTTGTTGTTTCGAGCGTTGTGAAACACGTTATTTACAGGGGCTGGACGACCACGGCCACCGAGATTTTCCTGTCGGGCAGCGAGCCGGCGCACGGCTTGACCACGGGTAATACCGGTGGTACTGGTTGGGACCTCGGCAAGAATAGTGCGAACGCCGTTTCCGCTCTTTGGGATGGCTGGTGCGCCCGGAAACAGTGCTGGAATGGTCTTGCGACGACGTGCATTGTTTGCCAATTCTTTTGCACGCGCAGCCGCTGCCTTGGCACCATTCAATTTTGAGCGAACACGATTCAGTTCGCTATTACTGATACCGCGTTTTAGATTCGCCTCTATATTCGCCACCTTGCGGTTCGCCGCGTCCTGCTCTCGCCGCAGTTTCAGCACGTGCGCCTTCCATGTCACGCTGGCAGTGTAGTTTGATGGCGAGCGTTTCTTACTCATTGCAAATGCCTTGAGCTTCATGCGTTGCAAAAGACCGGTGGCACCACGACCGGTAAGTGCGGCACCACGCACGGGGGCAGCAGCAGCCTTGACAAGTCCGCGTGCGCCATATGCACTGTAAATTCCAGTAAGAGCCACACCACGTCCGAGGGCACGTTTGAATCCAGCAAAAGCTTCGAGACGCTTCACGGCACGGCTATTTGCATTACGGAAATTCATAGCCTTGTTAAGTTCCGAAATGTAGTACTGGCGCATCTTCCTGTAAAGTTCTTTGTTCGTGTTGAATGTTATGGGTGTTATACGCTGACCCCAATTCACAACCTTCTGTCTATTCACATTACGGTTTGCTCGAGAACCTTTCCGTGCAGCCTCCAATGCCCGGATTGCGGCATTACGATTGTTTTTTGATCCCTTGTACGGAGATAGCTTTCGGGCAAGAGCCTCGAGTGCCTTTTGGCGCTCCATCTGCATGTACCCCGCCGACGTCTCGACGTAAAGATTGCGCGCCATGCGAGCTCTATTACGCTCATTACTCCGACGGATCGCCGCCGGACTCAACATGGGCACACCGGTCCCATTGTTGTTGTTTGACATGTATTATTACGCGCGAATTTATTTTCAAATTGATTAATAGAATGAAGAATTGGGGTCCTTACTTTTGGGGTACTCTTCACCTTGCCTGTTTGTCCGCACCTAACGTCCTGACTGAAGAACACAAGGTGGCCTTTCAGGCGCTTGTCGAAAGTTACACCAAGGTTCTTCCGTGCCCCATGTGCCAAGTTCACTTTACTGAGGTTCTTCAAAAGTACCCACTCCAGGATAGCCTGAACACGGCAGAGGATCTCTTTCTGTGGTCAGTTACCGTTCACAATGCAGTGAATGCAAACATCGGTAAACCACAGGTGAACCCCATCGATGCATTGAACTACTGGGCAGAACGCCTAAACTACAGTCCTCCACTCGAAAATGAATTTTCAATTGAAATTATGGCTGTGATTTTACTGACGATTGCATTGATTTCTTTTCTACTTATAAGATAAGATAATGGATTCGAAGGCGGCTCAGCACGCTTTTCACAATCTGGTCCTGACAGGCAAGGGGGGTCTCGTGATTCTCTTGCTGATTCTGAGTCTTGTCAATGCTCACACTGAGTACATTCAAAAGGAGCCCCGTGTGTTTCTTGGTGGTGTTTTGAATTTTGCACTGACTGGTGCGCTCGCAGGAGGTTTCGTCGCCTGGAATCGTCGTGGCGACGCTGACATGATTTTTAATACAGTATTCATTACCACCCTCTTTTTCTTCTTTTTCGGCGTCTGCCGCGAGTTCTCCGGCTATTACAAATTGTCATCTGGCGATACTGACCATTCGCAGAAAATGGGACAGGAAGCAAAGGTGCTCAAGTATCTGGCAATTGCAGCTGCAGTGATTATGATTCCACTTGCGATTAGCCTAACGTACAAGGCGGCAAAGAATGGTAACACGTCACCTCGTGGGCTCAACTGGCCTTTCCCAATTGAGCTACTCATCTTTACACTGATTTGCGGTATGGGTGAGTACGGCGTGGCGTATCAGCACGACGAGAAGGGTGGTTTGGTGATTGCCGAGAGCTTCGGTCTGTACGTGGTGGCCCACCTGTTCCTCCAGTACGGTGGATTTTACAAACACGTTTTCTCACCAGTCAGCTGGAACAAGTTCAACTAAAGAATTTACAACCTAAATTTGAAATGCAATATGAACGTCTCAGTCATGTCGAACATATTCTCAAGCGCCCCGACACTTATGTCGGATCTCTCCACCCCGAACCTGCCTCCTATTGGGTTCGAGATGGGGGCCGTTTCAGCATTCGTCAGCTTTCTGTTGCACCTGGCTTGGTGAAGATATTTGACGAGGTCCTGGTCAACGCAATCGACCAGTACTCGCTCCACCCCAAGAAAGTTTCAAAGATTGATGTGAATGTTCAATCTTCGGGTGCAATTATGGTTCAAAATACAGGCATGGCCATTCCGGTCAAGAAGCACGACAAGGAGAAGATTTGGATTCCCGAACTCATCTTTGGACATCTACTGACGAGTTCCAACTACAATGACGAGGAGCAGCGTGTGACGGGTGGTCGAAATGGCTATGGTGCCAAATTGACCAACGTCTTTTCAAATGGGTTTTCAGTTGTTGTTTGCGATGGGAAGCAGGTGTACAGTCAATCATGGTCCAAAAACATGGGCGTCGTCGAACCTCCCAAAATTGAAAAGGCGCTGACCGGAGTTGAAACGTTCGTACGAATTGTTTTCATGCCCGATTACCAACGTTTCGGTGGCCCGGGTGATTTCTATAGCGTATTTGAGAAGCGCACATGGGACGCTGCAATGTGGTGTTCCAAGGCGAAGATTTCGTTTGGTGGTCAGCACCTCAAGGTTGGGTCACTTGAGGACTATGCCAAGATGCACATGGGTGATGTACCGATGGCCAAGATGCACACCGAAAACTTTGATATCGTTGTAGGTCACTCGACGACGGGTGCCTTTCAGCAGTGCTCGTGGGTGAATGGAATTTGCACCACCAAGGGCGGGACTCATGTCGACAAGGTGGTCAAGGTGATCTTGGACGAGCTTCAGAAGGACAAACGTGTCACGGTCAAGCCGGCACAAATCAAAGCGAGTCTCTTTGTATTTGTGCGGGCGGTTGTTGTCAACCCTACGTTCAGCAGTCAGACCAAGGCGGAGTGTACGTCAAAAATTGCCGAAGCCATTGAGCCGAAACCAAAATTCATCAAGGATATCCTTTCCAGTGGAGTCCTCGACGACCTCGTGGCTCTCGGGGCGGCGAAGATTGACAAAGAGCTCAAGAAGACAGATGGGTCCAAAAAGTCGCGCATTACGGGCGTTCCGAAGCTGGATGACGCTAATTGGGCCGGTACTCATCGCAGCACCGAGTGCACTCTTATTATTACCGAGGGTGACTCGGCGAAAGCCCTTGCCATTGCCGGGTTGAGCGTTGTGGGCCGTGACAAGTTTGGCGTGTTTCCACTCCGGGGTAAGCCGCGAAATGTTCGGGACGCTACGATAAAACAGGTGACCGAGAATGAGGAATTTTCCAACCTCAAAAAGATCCTCGGACTCCAACATGGCAAGGTTTACAATTCACTGAGAGATTTACGGTACGGCCGCCTGATGATCATGACTGATGCTGATCTAGACGGATCCCATATCAAGGGTCTCGTACTGAACATGATCCACGTGTACTGGCCTCAGCTCATCGGACTCGGATTTTTGGTCAGTATGGTGACACCTGTTATCAAGGCGGGCAAGACGTGGTTTTTCACAGAGGAGGCTTTTCGGCAGGCTGGCATCGAGGCTGGGCCGGCCGTGAAGTACTACAAGGGTCTCGGGACATCCACTAGTGCAGAGGCGAAGGAGTACTTCAAACAGATTGACAGGCTGACGGTCGGTTTTGGCGCCGATCCTCATCTGACCGAGTCGATGACTTTGGCATTCAGCAAGGCGCAAGCGGACGATCGCAAGGAGTGGCTTGCGAAGCACATGGCGGCTCCACCAAAGGGAATTCCGTACGGGTCAATCAAGACGTTGACCGTGACTGATTTCATCCACCGGGACCTGGCCAACTTTAGCGCCGAGGACATCAAGCGTTCGATCCCTCACGTGGCGGATGGTCTGAAGCCAAGTCAGCGCAAGGTGATTTATGCCTGTCTCAAGAAGAACCTGACGTCAGACATGAAGGTGGCTCAGTTGGCGGGGTATGTGGCTGAGCAGACGGCGTATCACCACGGTGAGGCGAGCCTCCAAGGTACGATTGTCAACTTGGCTCAAAACTTTGTCGGTTCAAACAACTTCAATTTGCTCGAGCCGAGTGGACAATTCGGTACGCGTCTGGCGGGTGGCAAGGATGCAGCCAGCTCTCGTTACATTTTCACTCGCCTAGCACCGTGGACCAAGAACATCTTTGACCCGGATGACAATGCGGTACTGAAGTACGTCACAGATGATGGACAGACCGTGGAGCCTGAGTTCTACGTTCCTGTCGTGCCGATGATTCTGATGAATGGTGCAGAGGGTATCGGGACCGGGTTCAGCTGCTACGTTCCTCCTTTTGACCCAGAGGCGATCAAGCACAACATTCTGTGTGCACTCGAGCAGGTGCCGATGATTCCGATGAAGCCCTTCTTCAAGGGATTCAAAGGGAAGATGATCAAGACGAAGGATCACACGTGGGTCATGGAGGGTGTCGTCCAGAAGGAGGGGAGCCAACTGCACATCACTGAACTGCCACCTGGTAAGTGGATTCAGGATTTTAAGGAGCACTTGGACGACCTTGTGGAGAAGAACGTGATTCAAAAGTACGAAAATCACTCAACTGAGACTCAGCCAGACTTTCGAATTTGGGGGTTTACGGGTGATGACCCAGTCAAGGACTTGGGCCTGGTCAAGACGATTCACACGAGCAACATGTACCTGATTGGTCCAAAGGGTGCAGTCAAAAAGTATGCGAGTCCAGAGGAGATTCTTTGCGACTACATCGAACTTCGGATCGAGATGTACAAGAAACGTAAGGCGCACCTGGTTCACGAACTCGAGTCGGAGATTCAGTGGATCAACACTAAGCTCGAGTTTATCAAGGGTGTCATTCATGGATCAATCAAGGTTCTGAATGAGCCGCTTGACAGTGTCAAGACGCAGATGCGAAAGCGCAAGTTTGAGGAGGAATACGTACCCAAGCTGCTCGACATCAAGACGTACAACTACACGCAAGAAGAGGTGGCAAAGTTAGAAGCGCTTGATGCGAAGCGTCGGTCCGATCTACAGGTACTCAAGAGCACGAGTGTGGTGCAGATGTGGAAAAATAACCTGAGTCAGTTGTAGATGTCAGAATTCTTTACTGACTTGAAACCTGTAACACGAATTCAAGCACTCAAAGAACTTTCGTTCGTCTTTCAAAAAACGCTCAATCTTGAACGTAAGATTCAGGCACGTGTTCTTGGCACAGTCATCCCTGCATTCATTCCGCCACCATCAGGACCAGTGGAGGCTCCAATTGTTCTACAACCGGTTCAATTGAGTGGTTTCTATACTGCCACGTCACAGAATGTGATTACTTTTTACGTCATGACAAGCTGGCCGATGCTTCCCGGGGGTAAATTGGTCCCGTTGGGCTCTGGGTGGAGAGCGGTGGGTGTGACAAACCTCGTAGGAAACATCATCGTTACGAAAGTCAAGAACGAGGCGGGAGTTACGTCGTCAGAATCGTACTTGTGGTCATTCGAGTGTCAAACTGACACGGAGCAGAACATACAGAATTATCAGGGGGTGATTGGTGCCGTGTTGTACCCGCCAGATGCCGGATCTCTCGTCACAAACTCCATCACTGGCATTCTTAGTGGGTTTTATTACGTGACACAGGGGCGCCTCGTGTACTACATCCGAGGAACTGCCCCCCCTATGTTTGGACCTCGGTGGACAGTCACGGGACTCACAGGGCTCAAGAGTAGTAACGTATTCACAAACAACTTCGTGACGACACCTGGCATAATCAAGGACACTTACACATATGATTCATATGTGACATTGACGAGCGACCAGATTGAGGATAACACGACGGAACCCGTCGCTGGAACCGTGACAGTTCAACAACCACCAGAAGAAGCTCGTGTGATTGGTGCAAATGTGATGTACACGTCTGACTACTCTTCGAATCTGTCGGTCATCATTAATTCCAACATCAAAACAACCGGGGGAGCTCCTCTTCGTAATCTCGGTGAAGATGTCAAGGGGCATCAGCCAATTTTCCAAGACACGTACAAAGATCTCGAAAAGGAGGGATATAACGCCGGTACAACCTATTCCTTGTACGCGATTGGCCCTCAAGAGAAATACACGACTGGAAAAGATGACACTATGTGGAACACCGACTACCCTCAGCACACAAATTTCGTAGCTTATCAGCGATACATTCCTATTCAAGGAAACACATTCCTTGGTGAGACAATCACAGTCGAACTCAAACCAAAAGAGCTCGGGGACCTTTTGTGCAACATGTACTTTACGTGCCAGCTCCCAATCCTGACCAATTCTTCAAACATCTACGTCAATCAGGTGGGGCGAGCGCTCATTGCACAGTGTGATTTCTTGATCAATGACACGGTCGTTGAGACGGTCTACGACGACTGGTTCTTCATCAAGGACCAGGTGTTCCTCGATTCCGATGAGCAGACGGCGATGTTTTCAGCCGTGAATGGTGGGTCTACAACCTCACTGAGTCCTACGACGAGTAATGTCACGGTGTGTGTCCCCTTGGAGTACTTTTTCTGTCGCCGGCACTCCCACTTGACAAAGGGACGTGAACGCCTCCGAAGACCATACTTTCCACTGTGCGCCCTGTACAATCAACGAATTTACATTCAAATTAAATTCAATTCGTGGCCATGGATTTCAAACGATTGGAATCCATCCGCTGCAAAACCAGCCACCACCTACAAAGAGATTATCAACCCTGCACTCATTCTCGAGGAGATTAAGCTGTCTGAGGAGGAGAAGTTGTACTACAAGACGAATAAACTCCGTTACGTGGTGAATCGACTCAAGAAGGAGGGGGTCCAGGCGTTCAGCAGCGCCACCACGCAGCTACAGCTCACGGCCAGCTTCCCTGTACAGATGCTCATTTGGTTCATTCGAAACAAAAAATACGAGACGGTGACATCGAGCCTGTACACTGACGTGCGGTATGAGTACGGATTTACGACCAAGTACATTCAGACTGCAGTGACACTGCCATTCACATCTGGGACTTCATATTTTGTGGACCCGATTGACACGGCAAAGATTGTGCTCAACAATATGGACATTACAAGTACATTTCAGGGGTCCCTCTATTACGCATTCAAACAGCCCTCCGAGCACAACTTGTCTGTGCCAGCGAAGAACATCTACATGTATTCCTTCGGGCTCAATCCGAAAGAGTACAATGCGGGGGGGTACATCAATTTTTCTAAATTGGATTCGCAAACAACGACGCTCAAGCTCGTTTTTGTCCAGCAATACGCCACGCAGGTTAGCCAGGGGTACAGTCTATACTTGTTCTACTACGGGTACACTATCCTCGAGTTCGAGAATGGGTTCGCCCGTCTTCCGTTCATGTAGATCCGTCTTGTTATTGATAAGATACTCGATGATGCCATTCGTGATGCACCACCGAATAAAATTAAGCTGAGCCACCGTAGTGGTGAGCCCCTGGAACTCGATGCGTTCGGTCCGACAAAATGGATCGAAAAGCTTCTTCGAGTATCCGTCAAGTGACGACTTGTAAGCCACATGGACTGTGAAAATCTTTCCATTTGGCCCCGTGTACGTCACGTGACGTGTCTTGGAATAGTTCGTTACAAACCATTCCAAGTTGCGAAGGGATATACCCTTTCTGTGCGAGAGAACATCATGTAGCTGTTCGGCGTTTTGCTGAATGCTGAAAAAACGGGTGAGACTCTCGAGAAGTAAGCTTGACTTGGTCATTGTACTATTAAGTTGCTAAATGTTTAAGCGACTTACGGGCGCACAACCCCATGTGACTTGTTGAGGAGCTGGATTTGGAACCGTGTGCGCCTTTGCAACAGGAACTTGCTTCTGATGAAAGAGACAGTAGCCATTGTGCTGCGGCTCCTTGAGGCATCGCTTCTTAGTCTTGAGTACCCCTTGACAAAACCGCACTTCGACATCTGCAGTGTCTTGCACAAGGCGCACAAGAGGAATGTCGTACAACCTCGAAATGACTTCGAGCGATTTGCTGACGCGAAGAGCAACCCTGCGATTCACCTCCTCTTCAATAAGTTCTGTAATCTGACGTTCCATTTTTTACTTAAGTGGCGACTTCTCTAAAGCTATTTAGGTGTAAAAAACTGTGTGATGGTCCGAACCTTGGGCTGGAAAATGAGCTTCTCCGTGTCCCGGCCCAGAAGCGGTTCCAACAGGTCACACACCGGCTTCTTGAGCTGATTCGTGAAATAGTACTGGTAGTCAATCTTAATCTTCTTATCCGCAACCCACTCCGGATCCTCCGCCTTTTCAAACATTTTGGCATTCTTGGGACCCTCGACAATGACAAATGCGACGCGATCCCCCTGCTGAGGCTCTGACCCTGGTGCACGCTTGCGAATCTTGTCCCGAACCTCCACATGAGGCATCTTCACCTTGTAGTTTGCCGCCAACTGTTTACTCATGAGAAGCTTCTCAATTGGCACCACACCACTCGTAAGAAGCTTGGTCGCTTGCTTTGCAAACTCCACCGGTGGACGTGGATCGTCACTCTCCAGAATCATTTCCAAGAGCTTCTTGAGAGTTTCACGCACGTACGGACAACTATCGCGCCGAACCACCTGGAGCCCCTTGATGTCAATCTTCTTGAAGACGACGGCACCGTCACGCCCCTTCTCGTACATCTTGGCAGCGTAGCGCTTTTTCGAGTACAGAAAGTACGGACAATACACCTTTTCCAGTTCCAGGTCGTTTGGCGCCTTGAAGAGCTTCGTGCACTGCTCGGCAGCCAACTCACCCTGTTGCCACGAGTAGTCGATCGCTTCTTGACCTTTACGCCCCTGTACATCAAACTCAACCATCACAGAGTCAGTGTCGCCGTACCTTACGTGAGCGCCCGGGAAGTTAGCCTCGACGTAATTCTTCGTCTCCTCAATCATTTGGCGACCGCGCATAGTGACTGTGCTCGCAATCGCCACCAGAGGAAGCATACCCTTGGACGCGCCAGTAAACCCATAGATTGAATTCATCGAAATTTTGTACGCGAGCTGCTGACCGTTGTACACCGCCTCCATCGGCGTCCCTTCCGCAGCCGCCATGAGCTTCTTCGCCTTTTTGCGAAACGCCTTGAGATCAGTCAGAATGACCGGCAGAAGACTTGGCACATTCTGTGCAAATCGAAACTGTCCAAATTGCTCGTATTCAACCCCCTCCAAATTGTCAAATTGCGGGTCCATGACCATTGACGAGTAGCACAGATTGTGTGCGCACATGATGCTCGGGTACAGACTCGCGAAATCGAGCGCCGTGACTGGGCCGTAGTACGCGCCAGTTTGAGCATCGAGCACAGTCGCACCTTGATACCCATCATCCGGTCCAGATACGAGCGGCTTTTTGAAAACTGGAATGATAAATCCAAGCTGCCGAGCTTTGTACGCCATCTGACTAAACACCTTGATCTGCTGTCCACGCTCGCTCAGAAAGGACAGAGGCACCCAACACGCCTTGGCCATCTCAATCTGATTTTGAAGCTGACACAACTTGTCGAGCAGTTTGTGGGGTAAGACCGTATCCTGAATACAGTACTCTGCCACCTCACCGAGGCGCTTCGGATCACCTTCAGCGAAACGACTAAAAATCTCCTTGACGGGCATGTCATTCTTCTGATCCTTCAGAAAGTGCTTCGAGACGTTGTTCAGCGAGTAGCTCTCTAGTTTGTGCTCACGCTTGACATCTTGGAAAAGGTCAAACACGTACCGGCCACGCATAGGCACCAATTTGAGTATGTTGTTACCGAGTGCGCTCGACGAAAGATTCTTCGTGACCAGCTCGATCGGCGAATCCTTGAATCGACCCCAGGTTGGCGCAATGCCACATAAAACAGAACGAACCTGAAGATACTCCAAGTCAAAGCCAAAGATGTTCCAGCCAGTCACAATGTCTGGATCAACTTCTGTGAGGTACTTTTCAAACCGCTCAAGCAGTGCTCGCTCCGTCTCGAAACTCTCACAGTCGGCGGCGTCAGTCTGTTTGAGACAGAGGCACTTGCGCACCATGGGTTCGTCCGAGCCAAACGTGCGAATAGTCATGCCAATCTGAAACACCACGTCCCGTGGAGTGTTGGGGTTTGGAAACTCACCCGTCGACGAGTAGCACTCAATGTCAAAGGACATGACCCGGAGTGGAGCCACGTCATCTCGGTCGATTGGGGTGATGTTTTTGTAATCATCAACCCAGATATTTAGGCTGCACGAAGTGGAGTAGTCGGGGGTTCCACCCGCCACCTCAAACCACCCAGTCGACCGAATATGAGTCACGTGCATGAAACGCAGCACAGGGTCCATGTTCGACTCGTAAATCTTAAACTGACCAAACGCCTTGAGATCCTCCCACCGGTCGTCCCGCTCTTGCATCCGGTCAATCATCGCAGCACAGATTCGCATCGATTTGATCGTCTTAAAGGTCAACTTAACAAATCGCTCTCGAAGACCATTTCGAAATCCCCAGAGGTCCTTTGCCAGAATCTCCTGAATCTCAGTGAGATCATAAAAGTGCCGACTCAGAGCACTTTTCAGTACGGCAAACTTGTGGCTTGCTCTAATTTTGATGAAAAAATAGGGTTCAAAGGGAGTCGACACACAGATTGACCGCCCATCTTCACATCGGCCATAAATTCGCACAATGTAACGGTCCTCAACGTCACCCCCTTCCCAGGCTACAGCCTGACTCTGCATCTCCGTACCATTTCAGAGATTAATATCTTAAAGTACAGTAAATGAGCAAGGTTTGGTTCATTCACGTTGATACGTCGTCGACCATGGCAAACACTGTCATAAAGAACGCTGGAATCAATTCCTTCGACTGTGCTGTGATTCTCGGTCAGACGCATCGCAAGGTTCGTCGCGTCGCACTCAAGTCTGTCGAGATGCCAATTGGGTTTTATAACATCAGAAACCCGTACAACACTCTGACAATCAACATCGCGGGGACGCCAACGTCATACACGTTCAGCCCCGGTAATTACTCAACAACGACATTTCTCAACACTCTGAACAATACAGTCACTCCCGCAATTGGGTCCTTTTTCTTGAACAGTCTGACGAACAAAATTCAGTACACGTCAGTCGTCGGAGTATCGAGCATTGTGGGGACACCGGGCACCCTTGGGTACTTTATGGGATTTACAACGGATCAGCTCGGCGTGAATATCACCGCAAACAAGTCGTACAGTATAGACTTTGACAATTACGTCTGTATTTATATTGAAAATTTGAGAAACTCGTGCATGGAGCCATTTGCCGCCACCTACAAGATCCCAATCACCGTCCAGAAGGGTGGTGTTGAGAATTGGTTCTCTGACAACCGATTCAAGCAGTCGATCGAGATTTTTGATCCAAATTACAAGATTGATCGTCTGAACATTCAGGTCCGGGATCGCTTCGGCACTCCCCTGGACAATAACGGTATCGATTGGTCATTCACCCTTGAGGTTGAGTCGGACACTTAATTTCTCCAACATAAGTAATAATGAGTCGTACGATCGATGGAACGTTCAGTACGCAGTCAAAGAATTCACCCGTACAACAGACCCGTCCCTATGATTTTGGCACGGATGCTATTGAGCGGCAGCGCGTGTCTCTCGGGCAGTCTCTCATTGACGCTGATTTCGAATATGGTACTCAGGCAACCAAGTGGCAGACCCACCAGGAGATTCGCAAGACACCTAGTTTTTACGAGACTCCTGGTACCGACCTCGTAATCACTGACGTGACTTCGGATGGTTATGCAGTGTCGAACATTTTTGTAGTAACCAGTTCAGCCCTGCCTCCAGTCGGTTCGGTAGTCACTATAAACGGTCTTACCAACTTTCAGCGTACGGCTGACCGTGCCGAAGGGTATTTCCTCGTGACGGCAAATACCACAACACCGGGGGTGTTCACCTCTCTCCCTGCAAGCACGTTCACGTACTTTTCCAAGGGAACCGTCTCGGCAAGTTCAATGTTTACCCCCTCCACCGCAATTCGTCGAGGAAATGTGTTCAACACAGGAAATTGTAAAATCTCAGTCACCTCGATCACCCAAAACTCCAACCTGGTCCAGGTGTTCACCTCGAATGCACACGGCATGATTCCAGGCACGCCCCTGACAGCAAACAACTGGGCTGGTTCTGGAGTTGTAGGTCTCAATGGTAATTTCTTCATCGAGTCTGTCCCAGCATCAAATTCATTCGTCTTCAGTTCGTTGATTGCAGCCGCTGGTGGTACCGCCCCAACGGGAGGATCCATCTTTGTCCAGCCATACTCAACCGTGACTCATCGTCCATTCGATGGTGGTGTGCTTCTGACGCCGCTCGTGCCGACTCACGCTGCGATGGTGTGTCGTCAGTCAAAGAAGGTGTTCCGATACCAGTCTGGTAAAGGTCTTCTGTGGTCGTCTGGTACCATTTTCTGCCCCAATAACGACATTTCACGCGTTGTCGCAGATTCCACCGCCATTGGGAGTAACATCGTAGTCCAGACGGATGTGTATCACGGTGCACAGATTGGTGCGACGGTCCAGCTTCGCGGCGTGAAAGACACTGGCTTCAACGGAACGTACTCCGTTACAAATGTTAACGACTCCAAGTCTCTGAACGTGGTGTCAACTACAACGCTTGGTGCGACTGTACCTGCATTTCTCAACCAGCCCCGCTTCATCATTTCCGGATGGCACGGTTCGAGTGCACGTGCAGGGTGCTTTGACGATCAGAACGGTCTCTTTTGGGAATGGGACGGTCAAAATCTGTGGGTCGTGAAGCGTTCCAGCACCTTCCAACTTGCAGGCACTGTCATCACGTCACAAAATGGTCAAACACTGGTTGGTAATACATACTCAGATTCGACTATTTCGCCAGTTACCATTGGTACACAGGGCATCACCTTCCCAACGACTGTCAACGTCGGTGACGTGAGTGCTCAGGTGACACTGACATCCACTGCAGGCCTCTACAAGAACATGCACGTCATCTCAGGATTTTACGCTGGTTATATCGATACCGCCTACATCATTTCAGTCGATTCAGTGACACAGATTACAATTGGGTTTGCACCAATGTCGATTTCAATTCCCTTCGGAAATAAGACGCCAGCAATAGGCACCCTGAGTTTCCAACTTCCGACGACTCGTTTTCAGGATCAGCTCAAGGTGGGTGAGAAATTTGTCATGCGTGGCATGACTCACACAGTGACTGCCATCTTGTCGCAGGGTGTCCTGAATTTCAACCCACCCTATCGTGGGATTCCACCTCCGACTACACCAGTCAAGGCGGCGCGCGTGATTGAAACACGTATTAATCAGGCAAATTTCAATAGAGATACCCTCGACGGCCTCGGTGCCTCTGGCTACAAGGTGGACATTACAAAGATGCAAATGATTGGCCTCCAGTACACATGGTACGGAGCAGGTTTTGTCGATTTCATGATGCGCGGTTCCGATGGCAACTGGGTGTATGCTCACCGTTTCCGTAACAACAACGTGAATGACGAGGCATATATGCGCACGGGTAACTTGCCCGTCCGTTACGAACTCATTAACGAGATGTCAGCTGCAGTCTCGACACTCAACGGCCAAATCACCGCCTCCACTTCAAACATTCTTCTTAACGACGACACGACTTACTGGCCACCATCGGGTACTGTTCTGATCGATTCGGAGCTCATGTCGTACACGTCGAAAGGGTCATTCGCACTGAATGGTATAGTCCGTTCTGTTCCGTTCAGTTACGTGGTTAACGATCAGTCGCGCAAGTTTACAGCAGGTTCAGCAACGAGCCATGCTACCAACTCAACAGTTTTGCTTACGAGCATCACATGTACACCCAGTTTGACGCATTGGGGGTCGGCTTTCCTCATGGACGGCTTATTTGATCAGGATCGTGGGTACTACTTCAATTACTCGAACATTTACAATGTGGCTATTACACCCACGCAATCACCTGTTCCTCTCTTCTTGGTTCGCCTCGCGCCGTCAGTCAGCAACGGTATCATCGGAAACATCGGTGAGCGTGAGCTTCTGAATCGCGCGCAGTTGCTCCTTCAAAAACTGGAGGTGACTGCAAACAAGACGATCAATGTGACGGGTGTTCTCAATCCTTCTGGATTTACGAATGTTGTGTGGCAGGCTGTGAATTCGATACAAAATGGAGGTCAGCCCAGTTTCTGTCAAGTCAGTAACAATTTTACGTACTCGGGAACATTCATCGGTGGTGAACGCATCTTGTCAACCATTTCAGCAGGTGGTGCAACGAACGTCATTGATTTGTCATCGCTCAAGGAGCTGACAGGTGGCGTCATCGGTGGACCCAACTTCTACCCGGATGGCCCAGACACAATCGCAATCTACGTGCAGAATGCAGATATAACTAATGTGTCACAGTCAATTGTCAACTTGTTCTGGGCAGAAGCACAGGCCTGAGATCCACAAGTCGCGCCCCTCTTGACCCACATGTCGTCGTCTCATCTATATCTCCAGAAATGACACGTGGTTTAAAATTTTGACTTGTCGCAAATACTTCAGATCCCAGTAGATCCAAACCCCGCGCCCCCGCGACCAGTGTTAATCTCCGTACACTCGGTCGGAACCTCGTTCACATGGACAATCGTAAAGTTCTCGAGGATGAGCTGCGCGATCCGGTAACCCGGGCGGATGATGAATGGCTGGCGCTCGTCGGTGTTGTGCAGGACCACCTTGACCTCACCGGTATAGTCGGGGTCCACTACACCCGCCAGAATGTTCAGACCGTGCTTCACGGCCAGTCCAGAGCGAGGTGCAATGCGACCGTAGGTTCCGGGTGGGAGCTGCATAGCGATTCCGGTCGAAACGACCACCCGGTGGCCTGGCAGAATAACATAGCTGTCAGCGGAGTACAAATCATAACCAGCGGCGCCGTCCGTGGCGCGCGCAGGCAGAATTGCATGAGGAACCAGCTTGCTGACATTGAGGGCCATTGTACCATATCATAAACTTATTTCTTTAACTCGTAAAGACTGGATTTGGGCTTGGCCTCGGTGCTGGATTTCTGTTGGATTAGATAAAAAGGTGAATATTTTATTCTGTAAGATGGCAATCAAGTCACTTCTGCTTGACATTGATGGGGTTATCGTGCGCGACAAGCTCCTCATGCATCACCTCAAGCAGAATTGTGTTGAATATGTTCGGGCCAAGCTGCCCGATTGCAAGGATCCCTCTCTGACCAACAAGCACCTGTACTTGGCACACGGACACACGGCACGGGGTCTTCACACCCTATTCAAAATTGACACGAGTGATTTCAATCAGAAGGTGTACGACAAGCGTCTTCTGGAACACCTCGCGGAGGTTATCTCCTCTGATGTTTTTCAGGAGGAGGCGAAACAGATTCACGATATGACACGCAGTGGCTGGACCGTGACCCTCTTTACAAATTCACCCATTGAGTGGGCCAACCCAGTTGCGCTCGCAATCAGTGACGAGTTGTACATCAAGTGCGCAGGGCCGGACGCATCCAAGACGTATCTCAAGCCCGAGTCGAATTTTTACACGGGGTTTCCTACAGATCAGCGTCACATCTACGTAGACGACTCACTCAAGAATCTTGGAACGGCGCGTTGGCTACCGAATTGGCACCCGGTCTATTTCAACGAGGGTGAGAAGGAGCAGCGTCTCTGGTGCCCACAGGTTGGAAGCATATGGGAGATGGTCAAAATAATCTCAGAGTAATAGGTAAATCAGAAGACCTGATTAAAGTCTCAATCCGGTACAACGGTAAACTTGGGTGGACATCAAGGACCAGAGGTTTTAAGTTTGTTCAATTGACACTTCATACGGGTGTGTTTAAAAAAAATCAGTCTATAGTACAACATGGTGGCTAATCTTGAAAAGACTGTAAGAAAATGGAGGGTTGTACACAATGTCTTATTGAGAGCTGGCAAAATCTCCCAACGTGGAGGGAATGTTGTCATATATAAAAATGCACCCTCTGTAAATCTGATATATGGATTATATGAACCACATAATGTAAATCTACAAACGAATCAGGAAGCTCGTAACTATTTTCAAAATCACCCGCACATGCGTAAGCACATAACCAAGGCATACAATCGTCTTAATAACGTCAATAATCAGTTGAACAGTGTTGCACGTAAAGTCGTGGCGGCTCGTAAAATACAGAGAATTAGTCGTATGGCTATAAAAAAGAAAAAAAATACCGCAATGCTTAGCGCGTTCCTTGTCACGAGGCGGTTTCTGCCCCGAAACATGAACATGGCAAGAACAGAACTTTTGGGTAAAATATATCATAACCTTCACGCAAGTAAGACTGCATACGGCCCAAAGACTGAAATGAACGCCCTCAGGAATCGTCCAAAATATCCAGCTTATTAATCCTTACTATGTGCCAGTTGTGACGAAATTGTCCATCCAGAGACGGGTGATGTTCTCCCGCCATCAAAAACATGTTGCTGTTAAAGATTTCAGTGTCGGTACAACTAAGATGACGACTGTCCTCACGAATGATGGTATAGTTTTCAATTTTAATTCTAAATTGAAAAAGGATTGTAGGATGGTGACCATGGTCACTGAAGTCTGTGAGGATGAGGGAGTCATTCCACTTCCGAATATAAATTCAGACGTGTTGAAGCGAATCGTGTTTTTCAGCACGTCTGGATACCTAGAACATCACGACGACATGATCAAGTTGATGATTGCGTGCGACTACTTAAACTACGACGAACTTCTCGACTACGCGGCAAGAATTGTTGCGGATAGTCTGAAGGGCAAGACGGCAAATGAGATTCGTAGATTTTTCAATTAAAGTACTTCTTATCATGTTATTCAATGTGCGGTATCTACGCGTGCACAGGTGGAATCAAACCTCCAAAAAATGTCCTCACGCACAGGGGGCCAGATCAATTTTCTGAGATGGGTGGAATCTCCTTTTGGCGTCTCGTGATTAATGGAGGTGAGCAAGGAAACCAGCCAATAAACTACAATGACAAGTGGTATCTTGGGGCAAATGCCGAAATTTACAATTACATTGAACTTGGGGGGGACCCATCCAAGTCTGATTGCGAGGTTATCCTTCCTACAATTGAGAAGCATGGTCTCATTCGCGCATGCGAGCTCATGAGCGGTGATTTCGCATTTGTGTACACTGACGGGATTAACTGGTGGGCCGCGCGTGATTCCGTTGGTGTTCGGCCTCTCTTCTGGTGCCGACATGCCAAGGGTATTGCATTCGCCTCGGAGGCCAAGGCTCTAATGCATTTGCAGAAACGCATCGAGGTTTTCCCACCGGGACACATTTATGACTCGCGGTTCGACTCGTTTGTGTGCTGGTCTCCAAACTACTGGACATGTCCCCGTGATGACACGGATGAGGAGTTTATCCAGGAACAGATCAAATACCTACTTTACGATGCAGTTGATCGACGGGTACACACTTCCGGACGGCCTATCGGGTTCTTTCTGAGCGGAGGTCTCGATTCGAGCATCATTGCAGCACTTGGAAAAAAGTGTCTGGGGGGTGCGAAGATCCGAACATTTGCAGTTGGACTTGAGGGGGCGCCAGATCTTCTCGCAGCTCGTGAGATGGCAAAGTTTCTCCAATCGGATCACACTGAAGTGTTGTTCACCATCGAGGAGGGTCTCGCCGCTCTCAAGGATGTCATCTGGCACCTCGAGTCATATGACACGACGACGGTTCGCGCCTCTGTGCCAATGTATCTCTTGAGCAAATACATCAAGGAGAATACTGATATTCGCGTCGTTCTGAGTGGAGAGGGGTCAGACGAGCTGTTTGGTGGATACCTTTACTTTCACGGAGCCCCGACGACGGACAAGTTCAGGCTCGAGACGAATCGACTTGTGCGCGACGTCCACATGTTTGATGTTCTTCGTGCAGATCGGACGACTGCTGCACACGGTCTCGAGGTTCGCGTACCATTCTTCGACCGAGATGTGATTGATTACGTGATGGACGGATTCTCCACAGAGCTTAAGCGCCCTCGTGAGGGATATGAAAAGTTTCTCTTGCGCAAGGCGTTTGAGGACATGCTGCCTCGCGAAATTGCCTGGCGCCAGAAAAACGGAATGAGTGACGCAGTTGGATATTCGTGGGCCGACGCTCTCCGCAAGTACGGGGAAAACAAGTATCAGTCGATTTTCCGTGATCTTTTCGGGTCGGACATGGACCACCTCGTGCCTTATAAGTGGATGCCCAAGTGGTTCTCAACCAATGATCCAAGTGGCACCGCCTTGCCCGTGTTTCAGAAATAAAGAAGAAATTAGAATGTAATGTAATGGATATCATCCTCGATCGAATCGCGGCGTGGGCGCCACGACGACAAGTTTTTCAACTCTTTGACATTGAGGAGGACGAACCGCGCCACGTCGGGACGTTTAGCACGCTCGAAAAAGCGAGTGTGTTTTTACCGGGAAGAGACACGATGGTAAAGGTGGAATATCTGGATGACCCCCTCACCATTCCACAATTTTAGCAAGGGTCACCAATGACTTTTTCGTGAGGTTTTGAAGACGGCGCCACAAGACGGCGGGCGGAATCATAGTCCGGTTCCGAGGATCGCGTGTAGATATCGTTGAATAAAGATGATGAAAATTGTGAAGCTGTCGTCTCGCCGTGTTATTCTCAGTGTCAAAATCGAATTTTATCAAATGAAATGCACCGTAATACGCATACATGATAAACTTGATGATGTCGTCTCGTTTTACTCCTGCATTCCACCCGTTCTGACGGATGTTGTTGAGCATATATGATGTGTTTGCCGTCCATGCGTTTTTATTTGCCAGTAAGCGCTTGTTGAGATTTTTGAGGTTGGCTGGGATGTTACGCATGGGGGGTGTTGCAACCATTCGGTTTCCCGCAGGAGAAACCACGTAGCGCGATGGTTGGTTCGACCTGAAGGTTAACATGCTACTACTATTTGCTGATAAAAGAATCGAAGCCCATATATGTATGGGCTTGTTGAAGGTGAGCGATTCTATTATTCGCACGGAACCTTCGCAGTGCAAAAAGGGGGCGCGTCTCCTTGTGATTCGCGGATCACGTCAACGTAACAACTCGTGGACGGATGCACAGCGTATGGCGATGCTTGATTCTATTATGACTGGGTTTCAGTGTACCGTGTACATCATTCAGGACCCACCGGGGTCGAAAAAGTGCGACGAGGTGTTTGACGGGGCGCACAAACTCGAGACGGCGATCGACTTTATTCAAAACAAGTTTCCAGTCAAAAAGGTGAGAAGTCGTGAGCTTGTATGGGACCAGAGCCCCCTCTGTGACATGAACGGAAAGTACTACAAAGACTTGACGGAAGAGCAGCAACTGATTTTCGACAATTACGAGTTTATCCTGAACATCATTCCACCTGAGATTGCAGAGGACCCCGACAGACTCACATCACTCTGGATTCGCCTCAACAACTCTGGAAACCGCATCAACGAGTACGAGAGTTACATACAGATTTACCGTACACTGTACGAGTTTCTCAGCTTCAAAGCACCGGCGTGGTTTGGAACGATCATTTACCCACACAAAGAGTCGACACGGGGTGAGATGGAGACTGAGATCATGCGCATGCTTTCCTTGAGCGAGTCGTCATATCCTCCAGACTTCATCTCACAGGATGATATTTACAAAAAGTGGCGCAAGGAAACTTTTGGCGAGACGAGCAAGGTGGATTCTGTATTTTCGGCCAAAAAGACGGATCTGGAGAAGCGTCTCAATCATCTCAATTTCGTGTACAAGGCGCTCGAGAAGAACAACCTCTTTAATAGTACGACGAACAAGATTGTCCGGCGTATGGTGATTGGTCGCATTGCTTTTTGGTGCAACACCCCTTCAAAGTTTAATCACTGCTCGGAGCCCATCATCGAATACGCATCACTGATGCTCAAGAAATCAACCGATGATCACATGAAGTACCTGGGATGCCAGCAGCCAAACGTCAAGTATCAACGACGTATCTTGGAGATGATCAATCGCGACATTCAAGACATTGTAATGCCAAGGGATGAAGCCCGGTTTTTTACACCAACCCAAAAGAGGAAGAAACTCGATGAACAAGGTGGGAAATGCACCTGGTGCAACGAAGCGATTGTCTTTGGCCAAAAGTACGATGGACACCACAAGACGACGTTCTTTGGCGGAGGATCGACGACCCTCGACAACTTGGAAGTCCTACACAAGGACTGTCACGACGATATTAGCAATGGTACTACAAAGAAGCGGCGTGTCGACTAAGAAGGGACGCGCTTATCTCTGGGTAATTAATTTATACTTCAAGTGTAATGGTTGACATCAAGAAAATCCCCGACAAACTCACGGATTCCGAGAAGAAAAAGATCAAACAGGAGAACAAGGCGAAGGCCAACCCTGCGCTGGCGGCAGCCAACAAGGCTAGCGCAGACGCCAAACGTGAGCGTCGCAAAGAGACCGGTTCTACAAAGGCGTTTTCTTAATTTAGTCTTCCGCTCGAAACTCGCGTGTCGATGCGTGCAAGCTGTGCGCCACGATATAAAGATTCCCAGGCTTAGTATTGAAAGGCGATGTTCAACCCACGTAACCTCGCTCAGCGCAAGTACATCGAGCTGCTCTGTTCGTCCGCACCAATTGTCGTGAGCACCGGTCCCGCGGGTACTGGCAAGACTCTGTTGGCATGCCATGCCGGATCCAAGGCACTTGCGACTCGCCAGGTGGAGCGTCTCATTTTGACCCGTCCGGCTGTCAGTGTTGATGAGCAGCACGGGTTTCTACCCGGTTCGCTCGAGAAGAAGATGGAGCCCTGGACTCGTCCTATGTTTGACGCACTCCACCGGTACATGTCTCCCAAACAGGTGAAGGCTCATATCGAGGACCGCAAGATTGAGATTTGTCCGTTGGCATACATGCGTGGTCGTACGTTTGACAATGCCTGGATCATTGGGGACGAGATGCAAAACTCGACGCCGTCCCAAATGAAGATGCTCCTGACCCGTATCGGTGACGGATCCAAGATGGTGATTGCAGGTGACGTCAATCAACACGACCGTGGGTTTGAGAAGAATGGCCTTGCCGATTTGGTTTCACGCTTGTATGCAGACTCTAAGTCCATCCTTCACATGAACTTTTCCGACGATGACATTGTACGGAACGAAGTGATCAAGGAGATTCTGGCTCTTTACACAATTAAAAACTAGAAACCTTGTGTAACTATTGATGCGACTTTACTTAAAGGCTGCTATTATTCTAGTAGGGTCTCATGTCGTCAGGTGGGTTTCAGAGTATCTGTATTACAGACAATGTGGTGGGTTTTTCAGTTCTATGTTTGCGTATGGGTCCCCTACGTGCAGGGGTCTTAGATGGACGGCGGATACTGCAACTGGCAACATATTCGGAGTCGCCAAGCTAGTTGGCGCAGTCAAGTATCAGCTTCAAGGGCCTTGATTTCTTTTGTGTCAGCACTAGTAGATGGGGTGCTTCTCAGGAGATGAAGAACCCCTGTATGTGATCCTTCCGTATTTCAACTTTTGTGGATTCAAGAGTCGCCGTCGTCTCTTTATGGATTTTGTCGAGCGAAACAAGGACCTCAAGGGTGTCAGATTTGTCGTGTCCGAAGTCTTGGGGTCGGCACCACTTCCCAAACTGCCAGTGTGGAAACACATCAAGACGAGCACAAAGTGTCAAGTGTGGCTCAAGGAGAGCATCATCAACATGGCATCTACTCACCTCCCCAAAGACTGGAAGTACCTTGCCTGGATCGATGCTGACATTTTATTTTTAAATCAAAATTGGGTTCAAGATACCAAAGAGACTCTGGAGTACTACGACATTGTTCAGCTCTTTCAGACTGCAGTCAATATGGGGCCCCGGGGAGAAGCCATGAAGACGGACAAATCCTTCGGGTACATGCACTCGCGTAGCGGGACACCATACACGGCGTCTGACAAGTACGGCTTTTGGCATCCAGGGTATGCGTGGGCGTGTACGCGCACCGCGTGGGGCAAGATGGGGTGCCTCCTCGATTGGGCCATTCTAGGGTCTGCTGATCGACACATGGCGCTTGCGTGGATCGGAAAAGTCGAAACGTCGTGTCCGGGAAATGTACACACCAACTACACAAAGATGCTGTTTGAATTCCAGAAGAAATGCAAAGGATTGCGCCTCGGGAACATCGACGGGACGATCCTGCACGAATGGCATGGGCGCCTCGAGGATCGCAAGTACAAGGAGCGATGGGACATTCTCACCCGGAACCAGTTTGACCCATTGTCAGACCTTGGTCTATCCAAGGATGGTATCATTCAGTTGGTCAAAAACGGAGTACGCATGCAAGTAGAACTCGATTCTTACTTTTTGGGAAGAAAGGAGGACAGCTAAAGAATTTGAGAACCGAAGGTTCTCTGACCAGCGAAGCAGCTTCGCTAAGAACAGTCCTTCGGACTGGCGGTAATTTAAAGAATTCAAATCCTAAATTGAAAATGAACGAGCAGCAGCAGCAGTGCATGTGCGAGGACAATTCGTTTGTCAAGGTTCAGGGGAATGACATTTATTTTCACTGCGAGGTGTGCGAAGAGACGGTTCTCGAGCTCAACATGAAGCTCAAGAAGTTGGAGAAGGAGCTTCTCCACAAGTACCTCGACCTCGGCATCCACAAACGACCTGAGATTCGTATCTTCATCCGGAGTGACGGGGGTGATATTCACGCGGGCCTCAGTGCGATGGACTGTATCAAGAGAATGCGGAGCGTCAAGATTCGTACAATTGCCGATGGCGTCTGTGCGTCTGCAGCCACATTCATCCTGCTCGGCGGGTATTCTCGTCACATGACACGGAACTCGTACATCATGATTCATCAACTCAACATGGATGGGACGTGGGGTAAGTTTGAGGATTTCAAGGATCAGCTTGCAAACCTCCAACAGTTTATGGATCGCTTCCGCGAGATTTATACATACGAAACGTTCATCCCGAAGGAGAAACTCGAGGACATTCTCAAGCGAGATGTGTACATGAATGCCGGACAGTGCGTGGATTGGGGGATTGTAGATAATATTTGGTAATACTATGGAACTTTCATCTTCTTGTCCACGCCCCAAGTAGGTCTCTTTCTGAACGCGCTTCCCGTCTGGTTCTTGCGAAAGCAACCCATCCAGTTCAAGCCTGTCTTCGCGGTGTTTATAGTCTACCTGATTGTGTTGGCTCTTCAAGGTGTACAAGAACCTTCTGGATGAGCCACCACAGACAATAGACGCGTATTTAAAGAGGCGTGATATT